GTGGAACAAATTTACCAGAGAATTTAGTGAGTTTGCCAATAAGACACCATATAATCTGTCACAAGTTGTTGACGAGAATGACTTCAGGCCAAGAAAAAAGGAAATTATTGTTTGCGTTGATACGGATGATTCATGGTCGTCAGGGGAAATTAATTGGTATGAATATACAGAACCAAGAAATTTTTATGAAACAGTTATCGGAAGCACAAAAAATATATCGAACAGGGAAAAAACATTCTCCGGAAACAATACAGAAAATGAAATCATGTGTTCGGCTGAAAACAAGTCAAAAAACCAAAGACAAAATATCAAAATCCAAAATAGGTCAACTTGCGGGTATTCCAAAAACAGACGAACACAGAAAAAAAATATCAACAGGTTTAACAGGATTGAAGAAAACGGAAGAGCATGTATCCAAGATAAACAAGAATCCGGAAAAAATAAAAAAAACAGCCGAAAAACATACTGGAATGAAACGTTCGGAAGAATCAAAGAAAAGAATGTCAGAAGCTGCCAAAGGAAGAATACCTTGGAACAAAGGTATAAAAATGAAGAAATCTTAATTCTAACTGAAGAAGGATACAAACCTTTTTATGGAATTAAAAAAACTGAAAATCAAAAAACAATAAAACTTGTCTTTGATAACGGTCAAAATATTATTTGTACTCCAGAACACAAAATATTTACAAAAAATGGATATGTTTTTGCAAAAGATTGTTTAAATCTTAAGTGTTTAGGCCATAATGGTAATTTTTGTGGTGTACATACTATAACTGAAAATGAATCAATTGATGTATATGATTTGCTAGAGGTACAAGATACTCACAGTTATTATTGTAATGATATTTTGGTACATCAATGCGTATTCTTGGACGAATTTGCGTTCGTTCCAAATAACATTGCTGAAGAATTCTTTAACTCTGTATACCCTGTAATTTCATCTGGTAAAACTTCCAAGATTATTATTGTGTCTACACCTAATGGTATGAACATGTTCTACAAGTTGTGGATGGATGCCATTACAGGTAAGAATAACTATAAGACCTTTGAAATTCATTGGTCAATGGTACCAGGCAGAGATGAGGCATGGAAAGAAGAAACAATTCGTAACACTTCTGAACGTCAGTTTGCACAAGAGTTTGAAACCGAGTTCTTAGGTTCATCCAACACCTTGATTTCTGGTCGTAAATTACAACAGATTGTACACCGAGATCCAGAATTTGTACATGATATGGTACGTATCTTTGAAAGACCGGTCAAAGAAGACGGTGAAAAGAATCTTAAAGACCACCTATACTGTATCATGGTTGACGTTGCCGAAGGTAAAGGACTGGATAGTTCTGCCTTCCAGGTTATAGATATTACAGCCACACCATACAAACAAGTGGCGTCTTATAATAGTTCTTCTATCTCACCCATACTATTCCCAACAGTCATATATAATACAGCAAGACTGTATAATGATGCTTATATTTTGGTTGAAGTTAACAACACCAACCAGATTGCTGACATATTACACTCCGATTTTGAATATGAGAATTTGTGGAAGGTACATACAGGTAATAAGAAACCACAACAACTATCTACTGGTTTTGCCAGAGGTGTTCAGATGGGTGTTAAGATGTCACCACAGGTTAAGAGAATTGGTTGTACAAACTTAAGGTCTTTGGTTGAAGGTGACAAATTAGTGTTACAAGACTTCAATACTTATTCCGAACTTACCACTTTTATTGCTCAAAAGAATTCTTGGTCAGCAGAAGTTGGTGCTAATGATGACTTAGTAATGTGTTTGGTTATGTTTGCTTGGGTAACAACTCAAAAATACTTTAAAGAAATTGTTAACCATGACATCCGTAAACAGATGCAACTGGAAAATATGAACCAGATTGATGAAATTACTCCTCCAGAAATGATAATGGAAGATGGTCTTTCACATAACTTTGCCGTAATGGGTGGGGATGTATGGGAAGATGCTCATTCCGGTGGGGTGTATCAGAATTGGGTGAATGATGCCTTAAAACAATTCTAAAAACAACAATTCATAAATATCTCTATGGTATTCTAATGCCACAGAACACATAATAATCAAGGAGAAAACAATGGCTTTTCAAATCTCTCCAGGCGTAAATGTATCCGAAGTAGACTTAACCACTATTATTCCTTCGGTCCTATCTACTGCTGGTGCATTTGCTGGATATTTCCCATGGGGTCCAGCACAAAAAATAACACAAGTTCCAGACGAAATCACATTAGTTAACACATTTACTGGTGGTTTAGGTCCAGATTCCAATTCCTACATTCAATTCTTTACTACTGCTAGCTTCTTAGCATATGGTAATAATATGAATTTGGTTCGTACAATTGGTGCTAACTCTTTCAACGCTCAAGCTAATACATCAGGCGTAGGAATTCAAGTTGGTAATAAAGACATATATTTTGCTAACGGATATCTACAGTCTGGACATGGTAATTTGAATGGTGCTTTCTTATCTAAGTATCCTGGTTCATTTGGTAACTCAATTCAAGTTGACACATTTGACTCAAGCGTATCAGCAACATTTTCAAGTGCTACATTCACTTCTGGTGGAGTAACAAGAAACTGGAATACTGTTGTAACATCAGCACCAGGCACTTCATCATATGTTTCCACATTAGGCGGTTCAAACGATGAATTCCACATTGTTGTTACTGATGCTGGTGGTTTGTTCACAGGCGTTAAAGGTACTATTTTAGAAGTATGGCCATTCGTTTCTAAGGCATATGATGCTGTACAAAACGGCGCTTCAACATATTACAAGCAGTTCATTTTTGACAATTCCAAGTATATTCTTGCTATGGATCCTGTTGATTATGCAAACACTCATGCTACATGGGGTTTGACCGCAGCAGGCACAACATATACTAGAACATCTGTGGCAAACACAACATTAGCTTTGACACTTGGTACGGACGATGTTGGTACAGACGCTACAGTAGAAAACGGTTATTCTTTGTTTGCTAATAAAGAATATGTTGACATTTCTTTAGTATTGACTGGTGGTTACGATACTACTGTTCAACAATATGTTATCGACAACATTGCTAACTACCGTGCTGACTGTGTGGCATTCCTATCTCCACCACAAACATCAGTTGTTAACCAAGCAGGCTCTGAAGCTTCTAACATCACTACCTGGTTAGGTACATTGGCAAGAAGTTCTTCTTATGCTGTAGTTGATTCTGGTTGGAAGTATATGTACGACAAGTACAACAACGTATATCGTTGGATTCCATTGAACGGTGACATTGCCGGTCTATGTGCTTATACTGACGAAATCAGAGATCCATGGTGGTCACCAGCTGGTCTAAACCGTGGTAACATCAAGAACGCTATCAAGTTGGCATGGAACCCAGCTAAGTCATACAGAGATACTCTATATGCAGCAGGTGTAAATCCAGTTATTTCATTACCAGGTAATGGTATTGTTCTATTTGGTGACAAGACTCTACAAGCAAAACCATCGGCATTTGACCGTATCAATGTTCGTAGATTGTTCCTTGTACTAGAAAAAGCAATCTCTAAAGCTGCTCAATATTCATTGTTTGAATTTAACGATGACTTTACTCGTGCTCAGTTTGTTGCTCTAGTAACTCCGTTCCTACGTGAGGTTCAAGGTCGCCGTGGTATTACAGACTTCAAAGTGGTTTGCGATACTACTAACAACACACCATACATTATTGATTCTAACCAATTCGTTGGTGATATCTATATCAAGCCTGCTCGTTCAATTAACTTCATTCAATTGAACTTTGTTGCCGTTGGTACTGGTGTTGACTTCTCAACAGTTGTTGGTGCAGTCTAATAAATAAACCAATAAGGAGAAAACAATGGCTTTTAATATAGCAGAATTTAAAGCAAATCTAACAGGTGACGGTGCTAGACCTAACCTGTTTGCTGTAACAATGGCTTTGCCTACAATTGTAGCAAATGGCTCCGCAGCGGGCCAGAAAATTACTTTTATGGCAAAGACCTCTCAATTACCAGGTTCTACAATTGGTACTGTACCACTAACATACTTTGGCCGTGAGGTTAAGTTTGTTGGTAACAGAACGTTTGCTGACTGGACATTGACAATTATTAACGATGAAGACTTCTTAGTTCGAAACGCTATCGAAAGTTGGATGAATTCATTGAACAGTAATGCAGGTAACGTAAGAGATACAAACGCTGTTAATGCTACAAATTATTCTACTGATGCCAAGGTAACACAATACGGCAAAGCAGGTAATGATATTAAGGATTACACATTTGTTGGTATGTTCCCTACTGATTTGGCACCTATTGATTTGGATTGGGGCTCAAATGATACGATTGAAGAATATTCCGTAACATTTGCTTATCAATACTGGGAATCAAATACTACTTCTTAATGTTATACTGGAGAACCCGAAGGTTCTCCTTTATGTTTTTTGTGAACTTGAAATTTAAATAATATGACGCCTAATAATAAATTCTCTCTTTTTGGCTTTACTATCTCCCGTGATAAACTGGAGCAAGATAAAAAAGTCGAACAATCGTTTTCCCCTCCGGCGAATGACGATGGTGCACTCACGATTACTTCGGCAGCCTACTATGGTACATATGTCGACCTAGACGGTACTGCTAAGAATGAAGTAGAATTGATATCTAGATATCGTGAAATGTCAATGCAACCTGAGATTGAAGGTGCAATTGACGATATCGTTAATGAAGCCATTTGTGAAGATAAAGATGGTAACATTACACAAATTATTTTGGATGACTTGGATCAACCAAAGAAAATCAAAGACGCAATCAAAGAAGAATTCAATACAGTCCTACGCTTGTTAAACTACAAGAATATGGCACATGATATTTTCCGTAGATACTATGTTGATGGTCGTTTGTTCTATCACGTAATCATCGACAAAGAAAAACCAACCGAAGGTATCAAAGAATTAAGATACGTTGACCCACGTAAGCTACGTAAGATCCGTGAGATTAAGAAACGTAAAGACGAACGTACCGGTGTAGAGATTATGGATGTGGTCAATGAGTACTACATCTTTAACGACAAGGTAACTACTGGATCGTCTTCCAGTTTTGGTCCTGTTGGTATTCGTATCACGGTAGATTCTATTCTATCCGTTGTCTCAGGACTCATGGATTCACGCCGTGCTGTTGTGTTATCATACTTACACAAAGCAATTAAACCACTCAATCAATTACGTATGATTGAAGATGCTACAGTTATTTACCGAATCTCTAGAGCACCTGAAAGACGTATATTCTACATTGACGTTGGTAACTTACCTAAACTAAAAGCCGAACAATACTTACGTGATATCATGGTAAAGTACAAGAACAAACTTGTATATGATGCAAACACTGGTGAAGTTCGAGATGACCGTAAATTCTTGTCTATGATGGAAGACTTCTGGTTACCACGTAGAGAAGGTGGTAAAGGTACAGAGATTACTACATTACCTGGTGGCCAAAATTTAGGTGAACTCGAAGACGTTAAGTACTTTGAAAAGAAATTATATAAATCTTTGTGTGTGCCGGTTTCTCGTATTAATCCAGAACAACAAGGTTTCTCTCTAGGTAAAGTCAATGAGATTACTAGAGATGAATTAAAATTTGCCAAGTTTGTAGATAGACTACGCAACAAGTTTGCTGAAATATTTGACCAAGCATTACGTGTACAATGCGTAATGAAAGGTATCTGTACAGACGATGAATGGAAACTATTCAAAGAAAACATTCAGTATAACTTTGTCAAAGACAATAACTTTGCTGAATTAAAAGATGCTGAGTTAGTTAGAGAAAGAGTTTCTTTGTTATCAGAATTGGACGCTTATGTTGGTACGTACTTCTCACAAGCATGGGTACAGAGAAACGTCCTACATATGGACGATGATGAAATCAAGTTGATGCAGGAAGAAATTGAAGAAGAAAAGGCAGCAGGTTTAGGTTTACCAGTTGCGGTTACAAATCAAATTACTCAACAACAAATGATGAGTGATATTCCTCAACAACAAACTCATCCTGAAGATTTAGCAGCACAAGAAGCACAAGTGGAAACTAAATCTAAAACAAAGAATGAAGAAAAATCATTTGATAGACTTAAACGAATATTATAGGAGACCAAAGATGTCAGATTACTCAACAAGAAATATAATTGATTACGCATACGATGATGACGGTAAATCATTCCGTGACGCTCTATATGCCGAAATTCACGACAGAGTTGCTGGCCAGTTTCAAGCCAGAAAGCAAGAAATCGCTCAGACATTCTTGGCACCAGAACATATGTTTGGTATACAACCAGAAGTTACAACAGAATCTGTACAGGTTACAGAAGATGTAGAACAACTAGATGAAGGCAAAATGGATAGAATGAGTTTGACCAATTTGTGGCACGAACACGCAAAACACGCATACATAGCTGACCAAGGTTGGGGTGGTATGCATAGAAGTAGCGACCATAATGCAGCTACAGCTATTGAAAACCATGTGCGTAAGCACCATGGTAACAAGTGTGCTGATGATATGTGTGCTCATTCCGAACACCACATTGTATACACGGTTCATGCAGGTCCATCAGAAAAACCACACCATGAACAAGCAGCTGCTAAATTAAGGTCAAAACATGGTGTTAAAGGCACTATCTATGGCGAACATGAAGCTGGCCACCGTGCAGCGCACCCATCAGCTGGCACAGCAATTAGAACTTAATAAATGAAATCATTCGGTGATTTTAAGGTCAAAAGAACAGAACCTCCTGTAGAAGTACAGGAGGAATCTCTATTGGAAGCCGTAGATTATGAAGATACAAGAGGTGTCCTAGTTGAGGCATCCGAATCGGATCCACCAGCAGTATTAGTGTTACGCAGAAAATCTATTCGAAGATTATCAAATAAACAAAAAGTGGCATTATACTATGTGGATAAGATTAATAAATATGTAACAATACCATATGAAGGTAACATATTATCCGCTTCTATTAATGAAGACTTTGAAGAATTAAACAGTTATGATATTATTTCAGAACTAAAAGACATTGTTGAAAACAACTGTAAGAAATCAATAATGTTAGAAGATGGTAACTGGAAGAACGTGAGTGTACATACGGCAATGTCTATATTAGAAGTTTACGATAACCATTTGACCAAAGAAAACAAAAAGCTTTTTGCTGAAATGGCCATCAAGAGTGTTGCTGATTTCAACAGAGTGGTCGATTTTGTAATTAAAAACATAAAGTAAGAAAATGGCAAATAAATATACAACTCAAATATTGAGAGATACCCAAACAGATTCGGTTATAAAATTAACCGGTGTGTTTGATGGTACTTCAAATGAACTCAATGTGGCTCGTATACAAGCTAATACATTGAACAATGCTTTGGCGACCAATACCTATCTGTTGGCAAATACAACAAGTCAATTCGCTAATACACCACTATCATACTACGACTTACAAATTACTGGTGTAAAATACTATGTCAACTTTCCAACAAACACAGTTGGTGGCATAGAAATTTTCTGGTCAGGTAACAATACAGGCACAAGCGCATCATCATATGCCAACTCAGCAACTATTTTCCACCTGAACGGTGATGGTGAGTTTGGACTAGGCGAACAATTACCATCTATTACTAATAATTCTGGTGACGGTGTACGTGCTAATACGATTGGTAACGGAGACATTGGTATCACAACATCTGGTGTTGTTGCAAATGCTTCTTATACAATCATCATATCACTACGTAAGAACAATGCAATGTACCAACGTGGTCAGTTCAACGATCCAGCAGCGTTCAACTACAGACCATCAGGTTATGGAGTTACACCATAATGGCAAACAATTATACATACGAAATCTTAAAAGATACCACACAAAAGACGGTTATCAAACTAACCGCCAACTTCGATGGTACAGGACAAGAAAACAATGTGGCACGTATTCAAGCTAACACATTGTATGGTGCATTAGGTACAGACGGATTACCTTTAGGTTATCCTGGTGCAAGTAATGTTGCATTACCTTTCTACGGTTTAACCGTATCTAGAGTCGGTTATAACATTGCTTCACAGCAAAAAGGTTATGTAGAGTTATATTGGACAACAGCCAACACAGCAGGCGGTACACCAATTATGAATATGGATCTATGTGGTCAATATTCAGAAGACCAAGGTATGGTATCAATTAGAAACAACGCACAAAATGCTACAGGTGATATTGGTGTACAAACTTTTGGTTTAACTGCTAACTGTGCATATACATTATTTGTAGAATTACGCAAAGACAACCAATACTATCAACGTGGTCAGTTCAACGACCCAGCAGCATTTAACTATAAACCATATGGGGTAACTCCATGAAACTAATTAAAGAAGTAGTAGAAACAGTTCAATATCTTACCGAAGAAAAAGACGGTAAGAAGACTTTATTCATTGAAGGACCGTTTCTAGTATCAGAAAGAAAAAATAAAAATGGTCGTTTGTATGAATACGACACCATGAAGAAAGAAGTTGCAAGATATTCGGAAGAATATATCAACAAGAACCGTGCGTTTGGTGAATTGGGACATCCAGATACTCCTTCTATTAATCTAGACCGTGTATCACACATGATTGTAGGACTAAAAGAAGACGGTAATCAATGGGTCGGTAAAGCAAAAATTCTCGAAACACCAATGGGTAACATTGCTAGAAATTTAATCGAAGGCGGTGGCCAACTTGGTGTATCATCAAGAGGTATGGGATCATTGAAGAATGTTAATGGAGTTAACATTGTTCAGGACGACTTTTATCTAGCCACAGCGGCAGATATTGTAGCAGACCCTTCTGCACCTGGTGCTTTTGTACAAGGTATTATGGAAGGCAAAGAGTGGATGTTAGTTAATGGAGTATGGACCGAAGAAGACCAAGAGAAATCTATACGTCAAATTCGCCGTGCCTCATCTAAAGAAATTGAGGCAGTTAGCCTAAGTATCTTTGAAAACTTCATCAGAAAACTTTAAAATAATAAATATCTAAACATAGAATCAAGGAGATTTTCAAAATGGGAAAATTAACAGACGCCGCTAAGCAATTACTAGAAGGCTCAAAAGAAACTTTCGATGCAAACATTGCATCTAAGCGTGGTAGCCGTGGTAGCGATAAGCATCCAGATGGCGAAGTAGGCATGAACAAATTGGCTGCTTCAAAAGCATACGGTTCACATGATGCTGGTATCATTGGTCACAGCGTAGAAAAAGAAACAGACGAACTACCAGATTACTTAAAAGGTACTCCATCCGCAACACCACCAGGCGCTACACCTCCTGTTGGTTCAGAGAAAGATGGTGTTGGTTATTCTAAACCAAAGAACCAACCACAAGAAACAATGGGTCGTAAAGATGTTATGCACCCAACACAATTGAACGGTAACCAATACGAAAAGATTCGTGACCGTCAAGCAGAAACTTTACCAAAGAACACATTTGGTACAAACAAAGGCGCTACATTCCAACACTATGATGGTACTCATACTGCTGGTTCACAATCTATTGGCCACAACGAATCATTTGATTTCTCTGACGATGTAAACGCTTTACTAGAAGGCGAAAACCTATCAGAAGAATTCAAAATCAAAGCTACTACAATTTTTGAAGCTGCCGTTTCTTCACGTATCGAAGCAATTGCAGAACAAGTTGAAGACCAATTGACAGAACAATTCGAAGAAGCTATCGAACAAGTTAAGAACGAATTGGCTGAAAAAGTAGATGCATATTTGAACTACATGGTAGAACAATGGATCGAAGAAAACCAATTGGCAGTAGACAACGGTTTGAAGTCTGAAATCGTAGAAGACTTTATGACTGACCTACACAAATTATTCAAAGAACATTACATCAACATTCCTGACGAACAAGTAAACGTTGTGGAAGAATTGATGTCTAAAGTTGAATCTTTGGAATCCGAATTAAATGAATCTATCAATGATTCAGTTGCTTTAAAACAAGCATTAAACGAACACCAAAAAATTGAGGCTATTTACGCAGCTTGTGAAGGCCTAACTCAGACTCAAGTAGAAAAATTAAAAGCACTTGCAGAAGGTGTGGAATTTACTACTGAGGAAGAATTTGTTGGTAAACTAGACTTACTAAAGGAATCTTATTTCCAAGTAGACGTTAAAGTTGCTGACTATTCAACTCTGAACGAAGGTGTTGAGATTGAAGATGAAAAGAAATCCGTTTCATTTGACCCTTCAATTGCACAATACGCAAAGACCATTTCACAGACTTTGGTAAAATAATAAATAAACTTACCGATTTAAATTAAGGAGTTAATAACTATGTACATGACTGAAGAATTACAACAAAAATGGGCACCAGTTCTGGAGCATCCAGAATTAGAAGCCATTAAAGATCCATATAAGAAGGCAGTTACTGCTTTAGTATTGGAAAACCAACAACAAGCGATGAAACAAGACGCTCGTATGTTGAACGAAACAGCATCTGATGCTGGTCCAACAAACGTTACTGGTGGTGTTCAGAACTTTGACCCAATCTTAATCAGTTTGGTTCGCCGTTCACTACCAAACTTGATTGCTTATGACGTTGCTGGTGTACAACCAATGACTGGTCCAACAGGTTTGATCTTTGCAATGCGTGCTCGTTACGCAGGTCAAGGTGCTCCTGGTTCTGGTAACGGTTACGCTGAAGCATTCTATAACGAAGCTAATACAATGTTCTCTGGTGTTGGTTCATCTGCAAACCCATACGGTTTTACAGGTACAAACGCTACTGATACATCAACAAACTTCCAAAACCAAGTTTCTGCTAACACAACATCTGGTATTGCAATGCCAACAAGCATCGCTGAATACTTAGGTTCTGATGGTAATACAGCGTTTGCTCAAATGGCATTCACAATTGAGAAAGTTACTGTAACTGCTCAATCACGTGCTTTGAAGGCTGAGTACTCATTAGAATTAGCACAAGACTTGAAAGCAATCCATGGTTTGGATGCTGAAACAGAATTGTCAAACATTCTATCTACAGAAATTTTGGCTGAGATTAACCGTGAAGTTATCCGTACTATTTACAACAACGCTAAGTTGGGTGCTCAGTATGGTGTTACAACTGCTGGTTTCTTTGACTTAGATACAGACTCAAACGGTCGTTGGTCAGTTGAACGTTTCAAAGGTTTGATTTTCCAAATCGAACGTGATGCTAACGTAATTGCAAAACAGACTCGTAGAGGTAAAGGTAACGTTCTTATCGTTTCTTCTGACGTAGCTTCAGCAATGGCAATGGCTGGTGTATTATCTTATACTCCTGCTCTACAAGCTGACTTACAAGTTGACGATACAGGCAATACATTTGCTGGTATGTTACACGGTCGTATCAAAGTGTATATTGACCCATATTTTGGTGGTTACACATCTAACCAAGAATTGGTTACTGTTGGTTATAAGGGTTCTTCTCCTTATGACGCTGGTCTATTCTACTGTCCTTACGTTCCTCTACAAATGGTTCGTGCAGTTGACCAGTTCACATTCCAACCAAAAATTGGATTCAAGACACGTTACGGCATGGTAGCGAACCCATTTGCTGAAGGTACAACTTTCGGTAATGGTCGTCTAGACTCACAATCAAACGTTTATTATAGAATATTTGGGGTCAAAAACCTCATGTAAACCAACGTAAGATTGGTAATTTAAGAGGGAACCGAAAGGTTCCCTTTTTTTATTGTATAAATACATATAGTTCTTCACACAAAATAATTATATGAAACACAAACACCATATCATACCAAAACACGCAGGTGGCACAAACGATCCATCAAACCTAATAGAGTTAACCACCAAAGAACACGCAGAAGCTCATAAAATATTATGGGAGAAATATGGTCGTTGGCAAGATTATTACGCATGGCAAGGATTATCCGGTCAAATTGGTAAAGAAGATTTAATAAAAGAAATACAATCTATAGCCAATCGTGGAACAAAATCTGAAGAAACAAAAGCAAAAATGAGTAAAGCATTTACTGGTAGAAAATATAGTAAACAATTTTGTGAAAATGCTAGTAAAGTTATGAAAAAAAGATGGGAACAAGGTAAATATGATGCTGAAAAACTTAGATTAAGTCGCATAGGTTTTAAACAACCAGAATCACAAAAAATTGCTGTATCTAAAGCTCTATCTAAAAAATATTTAATAACCGATCCTAAAGGAAATAAATTTGAAATAATAAATCTAAGACGGTTTTGTATGGAAAATAATTTAGACCAAGGTAATATGTCCAGAGGAAAACACAAAGGTTGGAAGTGCGTTAAAATAGGTACCTAAATAGTAATATGACAGCATTAAACAGAAACCCTCAGAATACAAACTTTCTCCAACCCACAAAGTTCTTGTTAACTTTTGATAGAGTTGGTGCAATGCAATACTTTTGCCAGATGGTTAATCTACCTGGTATTGCTTTGGATGATATAGACAGACCTACACCATTTGTTAATCTATATTCTCCTGGTACTAAGCTAACATATAATCCGTTAAACATTACATTTATTGTGGATGAGGACTTGGTAACATGGCAAAACCTACAAAAATGGATGAATGAGATTGCTAATACAGAAGG